TAGACTAACATTCTACTTCTCTACCAACTGAGCTATATCTCCATAAAGCAGGAACTTAATGCTGCAATGTAATGGAAATAAGATTTTTAAATAAGAACTTTTAAATTAGCAATTGTGATTAAAAATTTATAAAAGAGGAAGGTAAAGGAGTTGCACCTTTATTAATACTCTTCCTTCCATGTGCAAGGCTTTTACACCTTGCTCTTTCCGTTAGTTAAGTTTTAATTTACATCCAGGAGGATCATCAATGAACGCTTTACCCTATCCACAATTACATAATAACATATAAAAGTAGGTATATGGTGGGTATTAAACGGGTATAAATATGGGGTATATTTATATAATAAACCTTTCTTGAACTCCTGGATTATAGAATATAAAATCTGCAATCTGCCTTATTATCTTATTCCTTAGTTCTTTCCTGCAGTAATCCTTATTATATCTTAAAATGTAAGCCACATTCCCCCAACTAACATTGGGCTGATTAATATACTTTAATTTAACTAAATCTTTCTCTTCTTTAGTTCTAAGTGTTTGTATAGCTAAGTCTATTCTTCTTTTCAACTTAACCTTATACTCTAAATCTCTCTTAAGATAGAATATATCTTTCTCTTTTCTTATAACTTCATCTTCAACCATGCTGCTAAATTTATTTGTTGGTCCACTTTTCTCATTATAGCCAATAGCTATACAACCAGTATAAGACTCTTTTATATCCTCAATTTCTGCTTTTATTAATTTAATTTCAGTTTCTAATCTATTATAATTCTTAAGTAAGTTCTCTGTTTCTTTAAATAATTCTTTATTCATATAATCCTCCTTAAACATATTAATTTAACACATCTTCGTATACTTCTTATAAACTCTATATAACGTTTTATCTATTAAGACAATATAACTCTCATCTTTCTCAATAAAAACATCCCACACGCTATTTATAGTTAATTTATTATGTAACCTTGTCCAATCCTCCAACAACTTTATTTTCGATTTATCAAAGAAACTAATTTGATTATTTATCATATATATTACTTCTCTTAATATCTAAATTCAGATAAAAAAATACCGCATATCCAGTCTGAATAATACGGTACTTTAAATCATATATTACTTTTTCTTTCCTGTATTTATATCAAAAGATTTCTCAGCAATCAAGTTAAATTTATACGGTCTTGCAATCATCTGTTTTTCCCTACTAATTCTAACACTTGTCCCAATTAATTTTGAGTAATCTTTCTTCATCCTTTGAAAAACTTTCGAAAACATTTCATAATTTTCTGTGCTTTTTTCAAGTAACTCTTTCAACCAATCAATTTCATGATATTCCCAAGTAAGCACATGAATATCTGCTTGAGAAAATTGAGCTTCAACTAATGGTTTAGGGATTTTAGATACTTTTTCCATATACTCTATTTGACTATTGAATAGTGATTGAGCTACATGATGACTCCAATTTCTCATATTTCTAATATTATTTAGCAAATTAACTATTTCTGGTTCTAACTTATCCAGTTGAAAATCTAACTGTTCATGCTTTTTTTGCTTTTCTATTACATTTCTAAATTGCTTATAAGATACTGCTGTTTTAGTTTCGTCTCCAAGTAAATTAAGTAAGTAGTCTGATGTACACTCTATACTTTCTGAATATCTATGATATACATCAGTAGGTACTTTAGTATCATATTCGACATGAGTTGATAAGAATTTTTCTAAATCTTTCAAAGCTCTCTTTAATCTCATCATACGTTTATCTGTAAGTATAATAAGCTGATTTAAAAATATTATTGCATCCTTTTTATTTTTAATAACTTTAATTTTATTATTATTCATTTTTCACCTCATCATAAGAATTTCTCTTCTAACATTATTGCACTTTTAATGATTAAATTCAATTTTCAAAGATCAATTAAATTTCCAAACTCATAAGATTTATCATATAATTAAATAATTTATTAAATCTATAACAAACTATTTGTCTGAAATAAATTTTTAAAAATCTTTCTCGAACTTTTTACCTTTGTTTTTATTTACCACCTATATCCTCCAAATCTAACATTCCATTTCTTTCTACCACTTATTTCTCTAACTTTTATATAAGCAGCAACTTCTTTATTTCTATCTATTTTTCTTTTAGCTAAATCTCTATAGGTCTTTAATGCTAGTTCATGTACTGAATAAACTTCTAGTAAATTAACTCTCATTTTAATCACACCTTCTAAATTTTTATTCTTCCCATCCTAATAATTGCTTTTCTAAAGAATCATAGTCATAATCTCTTTGGTTAAAATTGCAGTTATTATTAGCTTGTCCTTTATTAGGTTTCCAATCTTCTTTTATAGCTGATATAAGAGCTCCTACTCTATTATTAATTTTCTTCATTTGATTAATAATTTTGAGTTTCTCAACAACAACATCAACAGAAACCTTATTATTAGAACAAAACTCTGTAAGAGATTTAATTTCATCAGATGAAAAACTTTTTAATACTTCTTTAAGCTCTTCTCTTTTATCAACAACAACATTTTCCTCTCCTGTTGTTGTTCTAACCTGTCCTGTACTATCCTGTCCTAACCTGTCCTGTCCTATGCTGTCCATTGGTTGTCCATGGGACGTCCCATTGTCGTCCCATGATTTCTTTTTTCTATCTGCTCTTTCTTTAGATTCTAATAAATTAACTTCTGGCATAATTTGAAGCAATAGATCTTTATACATAGAATCAATTTTTCTATCTGCTCTTATTTTGTTATGTTCTTTCCAATCAATAATATAAGTTACTAAATCTTCATTTAAAACTCTTATATACCCCTTAGAAACTAATATTCTTAAGTCATCCTCAGTAGCTCCTGTCATTCTTAATACATTAAAAGCTTCAACTATTCCATCATCATCTGCCCTCATTCCTAAATCATAATAAAGAAGTCTTGAAGATGAAGGCATTTTTAAAAACTTAGCTGAATCAATTACTTTTATAGAAAACATTCTTCTTTGTGCCAAACCTTTTCACTCCTTACATCTGTCTTAACTTATAAGCTTCATTAAGTTTATTTCTCAATTCATTGAAAGAAGCTTCATCTAAATTAAGTTTAGTATCCTCTTCAATGAATATAATTACGTTATTTGTATCTTTTATATCTATAGAAAAATTTTGCTCTTTACCATACTTTCGTATTTCAAGTTCTAATCCATTTAACATCATTTCAAATTCCTCCTAAGCTTTCTTTTGGCAATCCATACATAATACTTTCTGATACTTTTTATGTGAGAAATTTGCAACATTATAAGGCACATCTTTACCACAGCTCGTACACTTATAAACTTTGTTAGAGTTTTGATTTTGACTGTTGCTAGTTTTACCTCTAGTATCTTTACTATCTGGATCATCATTATCTGTTGGAGCTTGTAAACTCTTAAGTATAAAATATCTTTCTGAATAAGTTAGTCCACTTCCATAAGCCTTACTTATATCATCCTGTTGGCCAAATATATCAAAACTGCACTCTTCTCTTTCTGTTGGCTCATCTGCATTAATCCAAGTATATTTAACCTTACCAGCTATAACGAAATCTGTTTTATCCTCACCTTTTGAGTTCTTATAATCAAATGTTGTCCATAAAATATCATCTGTTTCTATTTTTAATAAAACTCTTAATTCATCCATCTTAGGTCTTATCTTGCTTAAGACTTGGCTACCAGAAACATATTGGTAACCAAATCCTTTAGTATCTTTTACAAAGTTATCTATCTCTTTTCTAACTTCTATAAGCTTTTGCCATAAGTTCATAAATTCCACCTACTTTATTTGTAATGATTTATTTTCAACTAACTCTGCACCTTCAATTATTTCTCCGTTCTTAAGTGCCTTACCTAAATCAGTCTTAGATATAGTTTCAGTTGTTTTAATCTTTATAAACTCTTTAGGTATCTTAGTTTCATCCAATACCTTAACTACCTTAGATTTTCTAAATGATATTTTGAATAGCTTTCCTTCAACCTTAGTTAGACCTATTCCATTCATTTCAAACTCAACATACTCTTTTAGTTTTTTCACTGTATTTTCTTTTTGCTTCTTTAAAGCTAATAATCTTTTTATTTCTTCCTCTATTCCTATAGAATCTGCTTCTATTTCTTTTATAACTTTACAAGTATTCTCTATCTTAGTGTTTATATCATCCTCAACTTGTCCTAATGCTCCATGGATCATTTCAACTGTTAATCCCTCTTGTTCTCCTAAGTTATCTAATAAACTTTCTAAGTTTCTATAATTCTGTGTTAATTCATATAGTTTCATATTTAACTCCTTCTTAAAATGGTATATCTGACTTTAATACTGGTTCTAAACTGCTATTCCAGTATTCTTCTGTTATATCCTTAAATTCTTTTTCTAAAATAAGAGAACTTAATACTACTGGTTCTTTATTCCATATCGAATTTAAAGTTATTTCTCCTAAGTTATCAGTTACTACATATAATCCATCATATCCATCATTTGATTGAACTATTTTCCCAATATGTTCAGTTTTTAATAATTCAACTGCTTTATATTGCATTGTCATAGCTCCTTTACTGTTTCTCCAGTTTCAATATCATAAATTTCACCATTGTCTAAATCCATTCCTGGTGGTAATATATCCTTGAGATTTATTTCTTGAGTACATTGGTTACTTTGGTCGGTGCCAATGCACTCTCTTTTTATTTCTTCCTCTATTAAATTACTTAAAGGCGTGTCTACTTTTAAATCGCTAAATCTTTCTTGTACTCTATCAACTATGTTCTTTGATACTTTTACTAAGTCCATAACCAACACCAAACCTTATAAGATAAATAGTAAAAGAAACACCATATAATAACTAAACCTATTACAGTTACTAAACATCCTGTATTTACTTTCTTCATATAATCCTCCTAAACAAACTTTCTGTTATGTTAAGAACCTCTAAAAACTTTTTCTTTGGAATAGGTTTCTTAAATCTAATATTATTAAATTTTAAATCCTGCTCTACAGCTAATAAGATACTTTCAAACTCTTCTTTACTATGTCTAGCCTTTAAACTCTGTATATCTTTAAAGTTCATAACATCACCCCTAACGTACATTTATTGAAAAGATAAAACTTAAAGTACATCCAACAAATAATATTAAATACTTAAAACTTTTTTTAGGCTCTTTCTCATTTATAGATTTATCTAAAAAATAAACACTTAAAAATAAAGTTGTTGCTGTTGTTATTATTCCAAAGACTATTTTCCCTCCTGGAGTAAACATATCAAACCTCCTTTCCAAGACTTATTATTGGTGCTAAATTACTTAGTACATTACTTAAGATATCTTTTAACTTTTGGTTCTCTTCTTTTACTTCATCTAACTCCATTTCCATACGTCTACGTTCTAATGGACTAAACCTTTCTAATTTAGTTCCTTCTAGCTCCAAAATAGTTTGTAAATTAAATCTTATTGCAGGAATTCCTTCTACAGTAGGGATAATTCCTGCTTTTCTATACTCCTCAATAGACTTAACACTCATTTGCCAACGTTCTGCTAAGTCTTTTTGTGTTAATAGTTGTGCCATATCTATTTCCTCCTTAAAGTAGTTTTTGATAATGCTTGTCTCATTTGTTTACATCTTTAAGCTGATTCTTTTAATAATCTTTCTATAATATAAACCTGTCCTTTTCCTGTAACTCTTGTAGTAAACTTGGTTTCTACTCCATGACTTCTTTGAATTACAAATTCACTCTTTTCAAATAGTCCCTGTTCTAAAGCTCTTTGCATTGGTTTGGTTGAACCTTTCTGAATTAATCCCCATTCTCTAAGTTTGTTCCAAAGTCTTTTCTCTCCAATTTTTATATTTTGCTTAGTTGCTAGGTGAGCTACATCCCTAACTAAGATAGAATTTGAACTTGCTGATATTTGATTTAAGAATCTATTCTTTTCTTCAAGCTCTTTATTTTTAGCTTTTAAAAGCTCGTCTTTTTTCTTTAAAGTTCTATGAGCTACTTCTAAAGCTCTTGCCATAAATTCTTCATCATCCATTTCATCTTCTAATGGAATATAACCACCAGTTTTTCTTATTTGTGGTAGTACTTCATCAGTTACCCAATCTTGAAACTTTTCAGCTTCTTTCTTTTTAGATTTAAAAATTAATTTGTAAACTCCACTTTCAGTTAAGAAATTTTCTCCTGTATTGTGTAATTTTCTAAAGTGACAATTAGTAACATTAGAGTTTTTTAATTTAATTACTTGCCTATCACTCATTCTCGTAATTGCTTTTCTCACACCTTCTGGAGATATTTCTAAACATTCTCCTACATGATATGGATTAAATAAAACTTGTCCATTTAATTCAAATACTTCTACTGGCTTATTTTCAAAAATCATTAAGTTATTCATTTATTTCCTCCTCAACTTATATTTTGTTGCATATTTGGGATATTGTTTGCAAAAAAAATTTCAAATATATCATTTGGATTTTTTATATTAAAAATAGATATAATATTTATAGCCTCTTTAATGGTAAATTGACTTCTCCCATTTAACTTAGCATTTAAACTCTGAGTAGTTATATGTAATTCTTTTGCTAACTTACTCTGAGAATAAGCATTTTCTTTCATAATCCCTTTTAATTTGCTATAAATCATTTTCTCACCTCCGTTGCATATTTAGGATGATTAAATCATAACACTTCTAAAAAATGTAGTCAACCCATTTATGCAACTTTTCTTTAAGTTTTTTCAAAAAAACGTTGCATTTATGAAAAAATATTTTATAATTAAACTATGAGGTGATTAAATGAAAAATTTACTTGATGACTCAAACATGCAAATGATAATGAATAGAATACAAAGTAGAAGATTAGAACTAAAGCTTTCATATCAAGATTTAGCTTCAAAAACTAATATGAGTAAATCTACTCTACAAAGATATGAGACAGGATCAATAAAAAATATGCCTGTAGATAAATTAGGAGTTATAGCTGCTGCTTTAGACGTAAGTCCTATATGGCTTTTAGGTTTAGATGAAGTTGACGAAAATTCAAACAACTTATCTAAAGATGAAGAAATACATATAGAAGACTTAAGAAAACTTAATGACTTAGGAAAAGATAAAGTTTTTTCATATACTAAAGATTTATTAGAAATGCCTAAGTATTCTTTAGATACTGAATTTGCTGCTACTCTAATAGAAAATCAAAAAACTCCTTATTTAGTAGCTTGTCATGATGACAATTTAACTGATGAAGAAAAAGCTTTAATGAATGAAAAAATAAATGAAGCTTTAAAAAATCTCAAATAAGTTAGGTGGGTTTATATGACTAAATACGAAAGATTAATGTATGAAGCCGAATGTCATGGTGCTAAGGTCATTGAAATTGATCTTGGCACAGATAAACCTTGCGGAAAATGCGTTGATGATATAATAGTTATTAATAGTAATATAAATACCAAAGAAAAAACATGTATTTTAGCCGAAGAACTTGGACACTATATTAAAAATTTAGGTGATATTACTAATCAAACTGAAATATGTAATAAAAAACAAGAATTAGTTGCCAGGCGCTGGGGGTTTGATAAAGCTGTTGGCTTAGTTGGATTAATTAACGCTTTTGAAAATAATTGTAGAAATGCTTTTGAAATAGCTGATTTTTTAGGTGTAACTAAAGAATACTTTGATGAAGCAATTGATTATTACAGAGCTAAATATGGCGTTATGTATAAAATTGATAATTACATAATATACTTTATTCCATCATTAGGAATATGTAAAATGTTTTAACCAGTTGATTTTCAACTGTTTATTTTATAGATTTTATAGAACATATATTCGTATCAAAAAATTTTATTTTAATTTTAAAAGAGGTGTTAGATATGGAGTATAACGTAACTTATAGGCAAAAAGATAAAGGATGGCAATTTATAATAAGCTATAAGGATTACAATGGAAAATGGAAGCAAAAATCTAAACAAGGATTTAAGACAAAAAAAGAAGCTAAACCTATTGCTGAAAAGATGCTACAAGATTTAAAGAAAAATATAAAAACAAACAATAATAGTTTTGGGAAAATAACTTTTAAAGCTTTTTCAGATATGTACCTAGAGCACGAAAAGCTATATAAAGAACCTAAGAC